ATGCGTTCGTCCCTTCGCTCCGCCCGCCGCCACCCGACCACCGAAGATGCGCCGGAGTCGGCGCCGCCGCCCGAGCGCGTCCGTCACGACCGGCTGGTGCCGGACGAGCGGTTCACGTCCCCGAATGCCGGCGGCCGTCCGGTGCGCACCGTCGGCCTTCGGGTGGTCTCGCAAACTCCCCTCGACCGCTACCACCAGCAAGGACACATCGACGAATCACAGTGGGCGGCGGGCGATCGGCTGCGCCGCGACTTCGAGATGGGGGCGTTCGAGATGCTGGCGCGGCCGCGATGGGACGGCATGCCTGGCGGCGGGCTCAAGGATCCGGCGGCGATCCCGCTCGCCGCCTGCGCCGCGCGCAAGGCCTACGTCCAAGCGCTGGCGCGTCTACCGCGACGGGTGACTCAGGCGGTTGTCCATGTCTGCTGCCATCGCGGCTATGCGGCCGACTGGGCGCGGGCGCGCGACCTGCCCAAGACCGACGGCATGGCGCTGCTGCGCCTGGGGCTGGACTTGCTTGCAAGCCATTACGGGATAGCGGGTCCGACGCGAAAATCACCAATCGGTGAAAATACGCTTGACACCGCGCCGCGCGGAAGCTAGGGTTTTTTCAACGCTCGAAATCCGCCCGGGCGACGGTCTCCAGGAAACGACGTGATCGAGAGCGACCCGCCCCGCCGCGCGCCGGCTGGGCGGCAAGCCGGGTCACAAGCGCTGGAGCGCTTCGTCGACGACCCGGTCGGCTTCGTCGCCACTCATCTGGGGGAACATCTGTGGTCGCGCCAGCGTGAGATCGCGCTGGCCGTCCGCGATCATCGGCGGGTCGCGGTGCCGTCCTGCCATGACGCGGGCAAGAGCTTTCTCGCCGCCCGCTTGGCGGCCTGGTGGATCGCTTGCCGGCCGGCAGGGACCGCCTTCGTCGTGACCTCGGCGCCAACCTTTGCGCAGGTTCGGGCGATCCTATGGCGCGAGATCGCCGTCGCCCACGCCAAGGGCGGGCTGCCCGGTCGGCTCAACCGAACCGAATGGTGGCGCGACGGCAAGCTGGTCGGCTTCGGCCGCAAGCCGGGCGACCACGACCCGACGGGGTTCCAGGGCATCCACGCCCGCCATGTGATGGTCGTGTTCGATGAAGCTTGCGGTATTCCGCAACCGCTTTGGGACGCCGCTGACACGCTGATCGCCAACGCCCACGGTCGCATGTTCGCGATCGGCAATCCTGACGACCCGACCGGCGCCTTCGCCCGCGTCTGCCTACCGGGATCGGGCTGGCGGGTGCTGCGGATCGACGCCTTCGAGACGCCCAATCTGAGTGGCGAGGTGATCCCCGAGGGCCTTGCCGACCTGCTGGTCAGCCCGACCTGGGTGGATGAGAAGCGGATCGCCTGGGGCGAGGAGTCGCCGCTGTGGCTGGCGAAGGTCCGCGGCCTGTTTCCGGAGGCCGGTGGCGACGGCGTTGTCGCCCCCGCTGCCGTCCGAGCGGCGCATGAGCGAGAGCTTTCCGACGGCGCGCCCGCGCGCCTCGGGGTCGATGTCGCGCGGTTCGGTCGTGACCGAACGGTGCTGGCGCTGCGTCGTGGGGATCGCGTGCGCATCGCGGCGACGCTCGAGGGAACGGACCTGATGCGCACGACTGGCGAGGTGGCGGCGTTGCTGCGCGCCGAGGCCGGTATCGTGGCGGTGGTCGACGAGATTGGACTTGGCGCCGGCGTCGTCGATCGGCTGGCCGAGCAGGGGCTAGCGGTGCGCGGCGTGAATGTCGCCCGCGCCGCTCGCAACCGGGACAGGTTCGTCGATTTGCGCGCGGAACTGTTCTGGGGACTGCGCGATCGGTTCCTGGCCGGCGAGATCGATCTTGATCCGGCCGACGACGAACTGGCACGCCAGTTGGTCGCGCTGACCTGGGGTGTCGACAGCCGCGGCCGCATCCGCGTCGAGAGCAAGGAGCGGATGCGTCGACGCGGATTGCCGTCGCCCGACCGCGCCGACGCGGTGGCCCTGGCATTCGCGCCGGAGCCACCGGAGCCGACGGGTTTCTTTCACATCGGAGGTTGAGCCATGGGGATCACGCGACGCCTGTTCGGGCGCTTCGGCCAGCGCGCGGCCGAGCCGACGGCGAGCCTCGCGCGATGGGGGCCGGGGGAGGTGCGCCGCACCCCGGACCGTTACGACCAACTCGCCCGCGAGGGCTACCTCGGTTGCGTTGTGGCCTATCGCTGCATCCGCGAGATCGCGCGTGGCGCGGCAACGGTGCCGTGGCTGGTCTATAATGGCGTCCGCGAGTTGGACGACCATCCGCTGGTCGATCTGCTGCGCCGCCCGAACCCGGCGCAGTCCGGCGCCGATCTGATCGAGGCGCTGCTGGTCCATCATCAGATCGCCGGCAACGCCTGGGCCCAGGCGATCGGACCCGACGGCGGTCCGCCGCGCGAGATCCACGCGCTGCGTCCCGATCGCATGTCGGTGGTGCCGGGGCCGGGTGGCCTGCCCGCCGCCCATGTCCTCGAGTCCGACGGGCGCCGCGCGAGCTGGCCCGTCGACCCGCTGACCGGCCGCGGCGACATCCTGCATTTCCGCGACTTCCATCCCTTCGACGATTGGTATGGCTTGAGCCCTTTGCGCGCGGCGGCCGTCGCCATCGACCAGTTCAACGCAGCGACCGCGCATAATCTGGCGCTGTTGCAGAACGGTGCCCGGCCATCGGGCGCGCTGTTGTTCAAGACCGACCCCGGCGCCGACAACCTGAAGCGGGTCGAACGTTGGTTGGCCGACCGCTTCCAGGGCGCGCGCGGCGCCGGTCGCCCCTTCGTGCTGGGTGGCGACGTGACCTGGCTCGACCTTGGGCTGAGCCCGCGCGACATGGACTTCGACACCATGCTGAACACCGTCAGCAGGCACATCTGTGGCGCCTTCGGCGTGCCGCATGTGCTGGTCCTGCCCGGCGAGTCGACCTACGCGAACCGCGCCGACGCCAGGTTGGAGCTGTGGGAGCAGACCATTCTGCCGCTGCTCGACCGGTTGGCCCAGGCGCTGACCGGCTGGCTCGGGCCGCGCTTTCCTGGCCAGTTGCGGATCGTCCCCGACGTGGATGAGGTGTCGGCGCTGCATCCACGGCGGCAGGTGCGCTGGGCGACTGTCGGCCGGGCTGACTTTCTGACCCGCGACGAGAAGCGCGCGGCGGTGGGCTATCCGCCGCTCGCTGACGCCCAGGGTGGAGCATGACCACCCACATGCCCGACCCGGGCGCCGTCTTCGTCGGCTACGCCAGTCGCTTCGGCGAGACCGACGCCCAGGGCGACATGGTCCTGCCCGGCGCGTTCCGAGCGTCGCTCAAGCGGCTCGCCCGCGAAGGGCGTCGGCCGCCAATGTATGCCCAACATGGCGCCGCGTTCGGCGCCGACGCGCTACCCATCGGCGTCTGGGAGCGGGTCACCGAGGACCATGTCGGGCTCGCGGTCGTAGGCCGGTTGCTCGGCCTCGACACCGACCCCGGTCGCAGGCTCCGCGCGCTGGTCGACGGCGGCGCGCTCAACGGGCTGTCGATCGGCTACCGCGTGGTCGATGCGGTTCGCGGGCCGCCCGCAGGCCCCCGCCGCTGGCTCCGTCAACTCGATCTGATCGAGATCAGCCTGGTCGCCGACCCCGCACTGGCTGGCGCCCGGATCACTGGTTGGAAAGCCGCCCACCCGGGCGACCCCGCCGGCCTCGTCGCCGCGCTTGGACGCGCCACCCGCGCGCTCGAACCCTGAAGGAGGACACGCATATGGAACTGACCGACATCGGCCAGGCGGTCGACGCGCTCGGCCAAGCCTGGGAAGCCCACAAGACGACCATGGTCGACTGGGAGCGCGAGGTGAAGCGCCTCGGCCAGGCGACCGCGGACACCGAGGCCAAGCTCGCGCGCATCGACGCAGCGCTCGATCGGCTGGGGGCGGAGAAAGCCCGGCTCGACCGCATCGAGACGGCGCTTCGCCGGCCTGCTGGCGATGGCGCGCGACCCGCTGGCGACGATCTCACCGCCGAACACAAGGCGGCGTTCCTCGGCTATCTCCGGCGCGGTGCGGACGAGCGGCTGCCGGCCCTGGAGGCAAAGGCGCTGTCGACCGGCAGCGACCCCGATGGTGGTTACCTGGTGCCCGTCGAGATGGCCCGCCGGATCGGTGAGCGCTTGCGCGACCAGTCGCCGATCCGACGCCTCGCGACTGCTACCGCGATCTCGACCGAGGCGATGGAGGGCCTGCGGGAAGCGGGCGAGGCCGGTGCCGGGTGGGCGGCCGAGACCGGCGAGCGCCCGGAGACGGCGGCGCCGACGCTGGCCAAGTGGCGGATCGCGACACATGAGATGTATGCCGAGCCGCGTGCCACCCAGCAGATGCTGGACGACGCCGCGATCGACGTCGAAAGCTGGCTCGCCGATCGCATCGCCGACCGCTTCGCGCGGTTGGAGGGCGAGGCGTTCGTCACCGGCGACGGGGTGTCGCGACCGCGCGGCCTGTTGACCCACCCGACCGCCGCCCAACCCGACGGCGCGCGCGCCGACGGCACGTTGGAACATCTGTCGACCGGCGCCAACGCCGACTTCGCCGCGTCGGGCGGCGCCGACGTGCTGTTCGAGACGGTCGCGGCGCTCGGCGCCGGCTATCTCGGCCGGGCGGTCTGGCTTGCCCGCCGATCGGTGCTGGCGCGCATCAGGCGGCTCAAGAGCAACGACGCCTATCTCTGGCAGCCTGGGCTGCAACAGGCCGAACCGGCGACCTTGCTCGGGCACCCGGTCCATGGCTGCGAGGATCTGCCGGCGCTTGCCGCAGGCTCGACCAGTCTGGTCTTCGGTGACCTTGCCGCCGCCTACCAGATCGTCGACCGGCCGGGGCTCAGGACGCTGCGCGATCCGTTCACCACCAAGCCGTTCGTCAAGTTCTACAGCACCCGGCGCGTGGGCGGGGCGGTCGTCGATTTCGACGCCGTCAAGCTCGTCCGCTTCGCCGCCTGATCCGAGAGGCATCCCATGCGTGACATCGTTCCCTTCCTGCATCCGGTGCGGGCGATCAGCCCGCAGGCGGCGATCACCGGCAACGATCCGGTGGTTTCGCAGGTCATCGACCGGCGCGGCTTCGACTCTGTTGCCTTCGTCATCCAGAGCGGTGCGCTCGCCGATGCCGACGCGACCTTCACGGTCGGGTTGGAGCATGGCAGCGACGTTGCGATGTCGGACGCGGCAGCGGTGCCGGCGACCCAACTATCGGGCACCCTGGCCGCCGCCGGATTCACCCAGGCCGACGACGACCGCACCCGCAAGCTGGGCTATCTCGGCACGCGGCGTTTCCTGCGACTGACGGTGACCCCGTCAGGCAATGGGGCGGCGGCATACCTCTCGGCGGTTGCGATCCTCGGACACCCACAGCGCGGGCCGACGCCGAACCCGCCGATGTGAGGCGCCGACCATGCTGACGACACGTGAACGTGTGAAACTCGAACTCAAGCTCGTCGACGCGGTCGAGGATGCTTTCCTCGACCGGTTGATCGCCGATGCGAGTTCCGCCCTCGCGGCATGGGCCGGCCGGCCCTTGGAGCGGTCGAGGGCGGTCGAGCGGTTGCCTGGTGTCGACGGCGCCATCTTGATGCTGGCGCGCACCCCGGTCAGGGTGGTTCACGCGGTGCGTCTCGCGGTGCCCGGGCGGCAGGTTGAAACCCTGCCGGCCGGTGGCTGGTCGTTGGTCGATCCCGACCTCGGCTGGCTGCACCGGCCAGACGGGACCTGGGCCGCGCCGGTCATGGGCACACCGGTCTGGCAGGTCGACTACGACGGCGGATGGATCCTCCCCGGCGCGCCCGACCGTGATCTGCCCGAGGCGATCGAGCGGGCCTGCCTGGAGACGGTCAAGGCGGCGTGGTTCGCCCGCCGCCGTGATCCCAGGGTGACCGCCGAACGGGCAGACGAGGTCTATAGCGGCGAGTGGCGCGGCGACCGCCATTTCCTGCCGGAGACGGCGCGGGCCTTGGTGCCCCGCCGCCCGGTGTGATGGCCGGCGGCAGATTGGCGGCGTTGATCGCCGTCACCGGCCGGACGATCACGCTCGCGCGCCCCGGCGCGATGTCCGTCGCGGTCATCGCGCGGCTGCGATGGCTGGAGGCGCCGGCCGGCATCAAGCCGGTGCCGCCGGCCAAGCTCGTCGTCACGATCGTGGCCGCCGAGCTGGCGGCGACGGGGTTCGCCTGGCCGCCAAGGCCGGGTGACCAGTTGGCGGCCGACGGCCGCACGCTCGCCGTCGAATCCGTCCGCGTGATCGCCGAGGACGGCGCGCCCTGCCTGTGGCGGCTCGTCGCCACCGCCTGATCCATTGCCCCGGAGGTCATCGATGCCCTTCGCCGACGCCGCGTCGGCGGTCCGCGCGCGCCTGGTCGCGTTGTGGATCGAGACGCCGATCGCCCACGACAACACCCAGTTCGACCTGCCCGAGCCGCCGATCGGCTTCATCCATCTGTCGGTGCGCGGCGGCCCGGCGTCGGTCGCATCGATCGGCGCGCCCGACCGCCGGCTGGTGCGGCGCCACGGCTCCATTCGCTTGGTCCTGTTCGAGCCGACGGGCATCGGCGATCAGGCGGCGCGTGCCCGGGCCGACCGGCTGGCGGCGCTTTTCGAGCAGGCGCGGTTCTCCGGCGTCGCCTGCGGAATCGCCGAGATCGGCGCCGGCGAGCCATTCGGCCGCGACGGGTCGTGGTGGCAGTTGCCGCTGCGGCTCCCCTTTCATTTCGACGAGGTGACGACATGACCGACGCCAATCGCGTGCGGCTGTGCCTGGTCGCCGAGGGCTCAGACTCCGGGACCCTCGGCGTGACCCCGGCCAATCCGCAATTCCAGACCTTGCGCATGACCCGGGTCGATCTCGCGGGGCGGCCACGCACCGTCGAGAGCGCCGAACTGCGCGATGATCGCATGACCTCCGATCTGATCCTGGTCGGTCAAGAGACTGGCGGGGTGATCGCGGGCGAACTCAGTTTCGGGAGTTGGGACGCGCTGCTGGAGGCCGCCGTGTTCGGCACCTGGCAGGATCGCCCCGGGCGCTTCAACCCGGCCGCCGATCAGGTGATCACCGGCGTCGCGCAGGCCGGCCAGACGATCACCGTCGCCACCGGAGCGGCGTTCGTCCCGGGGCATCTGGTGCGGGCGTCGGGCTTTGCACAAGCCGCCAACAACGGCTTGTTCCGCGCTGGCGCCGGTAGCGGCGCCGGCTCGCTGGTCGTCGTCGGCGCGGCGCTGGTCGACGAGGCCGTACCGCCGGCGGGTGCCAGGCTCCGCGTGGTCGGCATCGAGGGTGCCGCCGGCGATCTGCAAGCGGCGACGGCGCCCAACCGCCTGACGTCCGCGCTGCTGGACTTCACGGCGCTCGGCATCGCCATCGGCGACTGGATCAAGATCGGTGGCGCGGGCGCCACGCGACGCTTCACGGTCGCGGGGTGCAACGGCTGGGCGCGGGTCGGCGCGGTGGCGGCCGGGGCGCTGACGCTCGATGTCGCGCCTCCCGGGTTCGAGGCGTCGGTGGAGACCACCACCACGGTCACGCTGTGGCTCGGCGACCGACTGGTCGGCGGCGCCCGCCGCCAATCCTTCACCGCCGAACTCAGCCACCTCGGCCAAGCGACCCCGACGCATCTCTATCACCGCGGGTTGGTCGTCGACCGTCTGGCGATCGACCTCGCCCCCGAGGCGCCGGTGGCGGTCGAGTTCGCTTTCGTCGGGGCCAACAGTGAGGATCGTGACCAGCGCCTGCCTGGCGCCACCTCGCTGCCGCCGGCGACCACCGAGGTCATCGACGGCGCCGCCAACGTCGGCCGGCTTGGCCTCGGCGGAGCGCCGCTCGGCGGGCCGAACCATGTCGTCGGCGCCCGCCTGACGGTCGACAACAACCTGCGCCGCCAGGAGGCGGTCGGCGTGCTCGGCGCGGCCGGGATCGGCGTTGGCCAGGCCAGGATCGGCGGCCGGCTGCGCACCTACTTCGGCTCGCGTGACCTGTTGCGGAAGCTGCTCGCCAACGAGGCGACCGGCTGGGATCTGGCGCTGGTCGACAGCAATGGCCGCGGGCTGGTGCTGGACCTGCCGCGCATCAAGTTCACAGCGGGCGCCCCGGAGGTGCCCGGCGGCGACCGCGACGTGCTGCTCGACCTCGATTTCGTGGCGTTGGCCGATCCCGCGCTCGGGCGGCAGATCGCCATCCACCGTTTCCACGAGGGGGTGTGACATGGCGATCAATCTCAGGCGAGCGTTCGCCACCGACCCCGCTTTGGAACAGGACGGTGTGTGGCTGGAACTGGGCGAGGGCGCGCGGATCAGGGTCGCGCGCTTCAACAATCACCGCCACCGGGCATTGCGCGAACGACTGCTGCGCCCGCACCGCGCGTTGCTGTTGGCCGGCCGCGATCTCGACCCGGAGACCGACAAGCAGATCGCGGTTGCCTGTCTCGCGAGGACCATCTTGCTGGATTGGCAAGGTGTCGTCGATGACGACGGCTTGCCCGTGCCGTTTTCGGTCGAGAGCGCCGAGGCGCTGCTGACCGAACTCGCCGACTTCCGCGAGCTGGTGGCGGGACATGCCATGCGGGTTGAGAACTTCCGCAACGCGGAGACGGCGACGCTCGCAAAAAACTGATGCGGCGCCTGGCTTGGCGTGGCGGCGACGCCGATCGCGCGGCGGTGCTCGCCGCCGCTCGCGCGTCGGGCGAGCCGCTGCCGGACTTGGCGCCGCTCCTCGGGCCGGCGGAGCAAGAGGCGTGGTGCGCAGTGGTCGCGCTGCGCATCGACGTCGGGCGTTCGCCGACGCTCGGCGAGTTCGTCGCGTGGTGCGACCTCGCCGGCATCGACGACCACGACGACCGTTTGGACCTTCTGGCCGTGTTGCGCGCGTTGGAGCGGGCGATGGCGATCGATCCGCGTTTCGCGAGGTGACCTCACATGCGTCGGACCTACGGATCGCGCCGCGATGGCGCTTTCGACGCCTTCCGTCGCGCCAATATCGGCATTGGCCAGTTGCTCGGCGGCAATACAGCCGGACTGTTCGCGGGCTTGTTCCAAGCCAGCCGCGGCGGCGTCGGCAATGTCGCAGGCGGCCTCGGCACCTCGGTTGGCTCGGCCCTGACCCTGGCTGGCATGCCGCAGTTCGGCCTGCCGATCGCGATCGGCAGCCAGCTGCTGGGCGGGCTGTTCGGGGCCAAGAAGACCGCACCGCCGGCGGGCTACGCCCAGGGCGCGATCGACGAATATGGCCGCCTCGGCGGGGTCACGGGGTCGAGCTATCGCGGCGGCGACGAGGCCGGCGCGCGCGCAGCCCTCCAACCCATCGCGACGGCCGTGGCCGCCATCCTCGGCGCCACCGGCGGCCGCATCGAGGGCGGCGCCCAGGCGATCGAGAGCGAACTCGGCGGCACCAAGCGGCTGAAATATGGCGGCAGCTATTACGCGCTCGACGAGGCCGGCCAGACCGAGATCGCGCGCACCATCCTGGGCTTCTCCACCGGGCGATCGGCGGCGATCGACCAGCGGCTGGCCAGCGCCGGCGGCCTCGCCGACTTCCAGGCGTTGGCGAGCGAGATCGGCCAGGCCCGCGCGCTGTTCGACACCTTCACGGCATGGCGCGAGCCGCTGACCCAGACCGAGGCGGCGGTGAAGAGCTTGAAGGCCGAGTTCGAACGCGCGACGGCGGCCGCGACCTTGCTCGGCCGCGCGCAGGGCGACGTCAGCAAGGCCTATGACCAGCAGATGGCCTATCTCCGCCAGGAGTACGGCGCCGGGCTCGACGTCCGCCTCGCCCGCGTCGAGGGTCGGGGGCAGGACGCCGAACTGCTGGAGTTCGACCGCGCGGCGGTGCTGCAACGCCGCGAAGCGGCCGAACTCGGCGCGGAACTGCTCGCGCGGACCGAGGAGGTGCTGGGCCGGGAGCGCGCCGCGATCGTCAAGCGTTGGGCCGACGCCGCGACCGAGGCCGCAGAACGCGCGGCGCAAGCGCAGAAGGAGGCCGCCGATCGCGCCGCGCAAGCCGCGGCCGAAGCCGCGCGGGAACGGGCGGCGGCCTTGGACCGTGCGAGATCCGGCGCGGCCGACGCCATCGGCGGCGTCACCGCCTATGTCCGGCAACTCCAGACCTCCGAGGCCAGCGCCTTGCCGCCGGAGCGGCGCCTGGACCTCGCGCGCCGCCAGTTCCAGGCGGTCAGCGGCGCGGCGGCGGCGGGCGACGCGGCCAGCGCCGGGCGTGTCACCTCCTACGCCGACGCCTGGCTTGGTGCGGCGCGCGAGGTGTTCGGTAGCGGTGCTGGATACGCCGAGGTGTTCGATCGCGTGGTGAGCGAACTCGGCCGGGTGGCGGATCGCCCGGACCAACTCACCGCCAGCTTCCTGGCGCTCGAAACCCGCACCCAGACCGAGACCCTGGTCGCGGCCGTGGAGAGATTGCAGGGCGAGATCAGGGACTTGCGAGGGGCCTTGACCCAGGTGGGGTCGAGGCCGGGGAGGATCGCCGCATGACCGCCTTTGCACTGACGCGCGGCGCGCGCGATCGCGCGGCCAGACTCCAATGACCCCGCACCTCTCCGCGCCCCATCCCGCTCCCGCCGCCCTGCCCATGGCGGCGTTCGTCGCAGCGCAACTCGGCGACGACGCGGCGCTGCCCTTCCACCTCGTCGAGATCGAGGTGTATCGCCCCGGGGTTGCAACCGTCGGTTTCCAAGGCGCGGTCATCGCCGCGCCATGGCTGGCGCTGGCGCAAACGGCCGACGCCGTCGAGACGACCGAGCGGGTGCGCGCGGCCGATCGCGGCTATCGCCAGCGCCATGACGATTTCGGCGGGGTGCTGGCCTGGCCCGCGACCCTGGTCGAGGGCGGCCCGCGCTTGGAGCGCCGGCTGAACCCCGCGCCCTGGCACAGCCCCGTCGCGGCGGGGTGGGGCGAGGTCGCCTTGGTCGATGTCGACCGCCGCTATGACCAGCTCGCCGCCGCGACCAGCGCCGACGGCCGCCGGGTCAGGATATTGGAGGGGCGCAAGGCGTGGGACGCCCAGCGCGGCGTCTGGGTCGACCCGCCGCTGGCCGATCTCCGCGAACTGGCGACGGCGGTCGGCGCCGGCCGCTTCCAACGCCGCGACACGGTCGTAGCACTCCAACTGCGCGACGCGGGGTGGTACCTCGAACGGCCGGCCCAGGCGGCGACCTATGGCGGTGGCGGCGGCCTCGACGGCACGGCGGAACTCGCCGGGGTGGCGCGGCCGAAATCGCGCGGCGGCACGACCGCCGCGCCGATCCGCAACGTCACGCCGACCTTGGTCGATCCCGCCCACCGCATCTATCAGTACAATGACGGCCCGGGCCGGATCATCGCGCTGTACGAGCGCGGGGCCGCGACCATCACATTCCAGGGCGACGCCGCCGACCTCTACGCGGGATCGACCGCCAGCGGCCAATATCGCACCGACGACGCGCGGGGCCTGTTCCAGCTCGGCGCGACGCCGGTCGGGCTGATCACATGCGACGTCGTCGGGCATTTCCCGGTCGCCGGACATAAGACCGTGGCGGCCGACATCGCGCGGTGGCTGATCACCGAGGACATCGGCGTGCCGGCGGAGTGGGTCGAGACCGGGGGCTTCGCCAGCCTCGCGGTCACCATGCCCTATGTCAGCGGCCTGCATCTGGCGGCCGGCGCCGACGCGGTCGACGCCGTCGGGGTGGTGCTGGCCGGGATCAACGCCAGATTGATCGCGACCGCGACCGGCCAACTCACCGCCATCCGGCTGCGTCCGCCGGGCACGGTCCAGATAAGGCGCAGCTATGGCCGGGCGGAGATCGTCGATGTCACGCCCCGGGCCTTGCCCGACGGCATGGACCCGCCGCCATGGCGGCTCAGCCTGGGCCACGCCCGCAACCACACGGTCCAGACCAGCGACCTCAACGCGACGGTGACCGCCGCGAGGCGTCAGGACCTGGCGTTGGACCAGCGCCTCGCGCGGTGGTCAGACGTCGCGAACCAGGTCGCGTGGCGCCGCGCCGGCGACCTCGGGCCGGTCCCCACGGCGTTGCTGGTCCAAGCCGACGCCGAGGCGGTGGTGGCGGAGATCGGCGCGGTGATCGGCGCTCGCCGCCAGCTGCTGGACCTGACCCTGCCGGTGGCCTTCGCGACGGCGCAGGACCTCGGCGACGAGGTGGCGGTGACCTGGCCGGGCATGGGCCTGGAACTGGGCAGGCCGGCGGTGGTGGTGGGGGTCGCGATTGAGGTGGGTCGGGAGGTGTTTGTTCTGACGGTGTTGATATGAGTGAGGGGATCGCGAACGGCCGCGCGCCACGCGAAGGCGTGATCGCACTCACCGCACGGACTTCTGACGCGGCGGCCGGTGCCGATACCGCCATTCCGCGCGTAGCGCGGCGCGTAAGGTGCTTCCCGCCGGCACGGCGTAGCCAGCCGGCGGGAACACCGGGTAAGCGCCGCCTGCGATCGCGCGACCATAAGAGGCGCGCGCCATGACACCCCTCATCTCCCACCTCAACCACCTCGCCACTGCAACCCCCACCGCCGGGTCCGCCGAGGTCGGCGCGCCGCCAGCGAACCTCGCCACCGACCGCGGCAGCGATCTCTGGCAAACCCGGCCAGGGGTGGTGACGGCGGCGCAGGGCGCGGTGGTCGACGTCGATGCAGGCGCCGCCGTCGACTGGCGGGTGTTCGCCGTCGCCCGCACCAACCTCACCACCGCCGCCACCGTCCGCTTCACGCTGGGCAGCGCCCAGGGCCTGGCCGATCTCCACGATTCTGGCGCGCTCGGCGGCGTCGTCGCCGGCGTCAATCAACTCGTCCATGCCACCGCCCAGGTCGTATCGGCACGGTGGCTGCGCATCGCGATCGACGACGCCGCCAACCCCGATGGCTTCATCGCCGTCGGCTTCGCCTGGGGTGGTCCGGCCTGGGAGATGCGGCACGGCGCGAGCTGGGCGTCGACCGATGGCGGCGAGCACCGCCTGGACCAGGTCGTGACCGCCGGCGGTCAGGTCTGGACCCGGCGGGGCTGGCACCAACGCGCAGCCGGGCTGCAATTCGACTGGACCAGCGCCGACGAGCGCTGGGGCGCGTTCCTCGCCATCGACCGCGCGGCGCGCGCTGGCGCCAACCTGCTGTTCATCCCCGACCCCGCCAGCGCCCACCGCCAAGCCCAGGCCGTGCTCGGCCAACTCCGCGACATCACGGATGTCGCCTACAGCCATCCCAACCTGGATTGCCGCTCCTGGCGCGGCCGTCTCGTCGAACGCCTGTAGGAGGCAGCCATGGCGATCAAGAACCGCGTGTTGCAGGAGGCGAGCGCGCCGGGCACCGGCACCACCGTCAACCTCGCCGTCGCCACCGTGACCGGCTTCGTGAGCTGGGCCAGCCAGTTCGCCAACGGCGCCGCGATCTACTACGTGCTCGATGACGGCAACCAGGTCGAGACCGGGTTCGGCGTCTTCAACACCGGCTCGCCCAACACCATCAGCCGCGCGACAGTGCTGTGGAACAGCGCCGGGACCCAGCCCAGCCGCCTGAACTTCACCACCACCACGCGAGTCTTCGCCCAAGTCCCGGCCGAGTATCTGGGTTACCGCACCACCACCGGCGGTTTCAGCCTCGACGCCGGCGTGGTCGGAGCACCGTTATGGTGCGGAACGGCCGGCGGGTTGGTCAACGCCTATACGATCTTCCCGACCCCGGCGATCACCGCCTATGTCGAGGGGCAGCGCTTCCGCTTCGTCATGCCCGGCGCGACCAACACCAGCACGACGCCGACCTTGGCGATCTCCGGCCTCGCCGCGCGCACCCTCGTGCGCTCCAACGGCACGGCGCTGTCCGTCGGGCAATTGGTCGCGGGCGAACGCTACGAGGTTGAGGTCGGAACGACGGCGATCCACCTCGTCTCGCAGCCCACCGGCAAGATCAACGCCCTGCCGCTCGGCATCGGGATCAACGGCGCGGTGATCGCCGGCTCCGGCGGGTTGGCGGTCGCCAGCGGGTCGTCCGCCAACAACGAGACCATCGCCGAGTTCGTCAACTCGGCCGGGTTCCAGATCGGCGCGATCCGGGTCGGCGACGGCAATGGCTGGAACGCCGGGCAGTCGACCTTCACGCTCGGCAATGTCGGGGCGACCGGCCGAAGCCTGAACGCCGCCGGCACGGTCAACGCCGGTGGGGCGGACTACGCTGAATACATGACCAAGGCGCCGGACTGCGGCCCGCTCGCCAAGGGCGCGATCTGCGGCGTCACCGCCGACGGCCTGCTGACCGACCGCTTCGCCGACGCCATCGCCTTCGTGGTGAAGTCGACCGACCCGGCCTATGTCGGCGGCGACCGCTGGGGCGTCGGCCTCGACCCCGAGGCTTACGAGCGAGCGCGAGCGCGCGTCGATCGCATCGCCTTCGCCGGCCAGGTGCCGGTGAACGTCAGCCGCGCCAATCCCGGCGACTGGATACTGCCGGTCGAGGGCGCCGACGGCGGCATCAAGGGCCAGCCGGTCGCCGACGCCGACCTCACCGCCGCCCAGCACCGCCGCGCCATCGGCCAGGTGTGGCGGGTGCTGCCCGACGGCCGCGCCTGGGTCGCGGTGAGAGTGGCGTGAATACCGATCCCGTTCCCCGCGAGCACAGCGCCGCTCTGGAGCAGTGCAGCCAATGGACGCTTTATACACACCACACCAAGGAGCTAGACATGCGCTATCTCGTCGCTCGCCTGCGTGAACCATCGACCTGGGCCGGCATCGCGGCGTTGCTCGCCGCTCTCGGCGTCACGGTCGATCCCCGGGTCTTCGAGGGCGTCCAGGGACTGGTCACTGCGCTCGCCGGATTGCTCGCGGTCCTACTGCCCGAGCGCGATCGGACTTGAAGCGGCATCGCGGCACCGCCAGTCTGGACGCGACATACGGGGAGACCAGATGGAGGCGCGGCCCAAGGCGTTGCTGTTCGACTTATTCGGCACAGTGGTCGACTGGCGGACCAGCCTGATCGACGACTTGTCCGCGTGGGGACGCACACGGGCGCCGAACGTCGATTGGGTTCGACTGGTCGACGATTGGCGCGCGGGCTACCAGCCGGCGATGGAGCCGGTACGCGCGGGCCTGCGGCCCTTCACCGATCTTGAGACCTTGAACCGCGAGATCCTTGTCACGCTGTTGGCCAGGGCCGGAGCGCCGCCACTGTCCGAGGCGGAGGTCGATCATGTGAACGATGGCTGGCGGCGGCTGCGGGGCTGGCCCGACTCTAGCCCCGGGCTGCACCGCCTAGCCAAGCGCTTCACGCTGGCACCGCTGTCGAATGGTACAGTGGCGCAACTCCTTGGCATCGCGCGTGTAGCCGACCTGCCGTGGCACATGCTGTTCGCGACCGAATTGTTCCAAACCTACAAGCCGCGTCCCGAGACCTACCTCGGCGCCTGCCGGTTGCTGAGGTTGGCGCCGGCCGAGGTGATGATGGTGGCGGCCCACAACGGTGATCTGCGCGCCGCTCGCGCCCAGGGGCTTGCCACCGCCTTCATCGCGCGGCCGACGGAATATGGGCCGCGGCAGAAGGAGGATTTCCGGGCGGAAGACGATTGGGATCTGGTCGTCGCGAGCTTGACCGAACTCGCCGAACGTCTCTGCAACTAG